TGACTTCCTTCTGTTAGACTTGTAATCAGGGAATAGTTTCCTTCTGAAGTTTGCTCGGTCACTAAGTGCTAACACTACTTCATCTGCTTTGAGTAAGTCTTTGAATTGTTCTATCCTTCCAATGACTCTGTCCTTTGCTACTGTCATGTCTGCGTGTACAGTCCACAGCTCTTCTTCCCATTGTATATTTTCTTGTGCTATGATTGACGATTCAAATGCTAATACATCTGCGTCAATTAGTATGGTTGTTTTACTCATAGAATATGCTCCAGTTTTCTTGGTATTTTTTATATTTTGATTTACTATCTGGTAGGATGTTTAACTTTAGTGTTACTCCTTTTATTTCTTTTCTCGGTATCATCCACCAAGTTTGCTCAGGTATAATATAACAACCTACAACATCTATTGTTTCACACATAAAATCCTTACTCTTACATCCTGCTCCACTATTTATACAGTATGTATTAACAGATGATTTCCTGCTTGAAGCTTTGATCTGAACTTTTAAACTACCTGCTGGACAAGTAACAATAAAGTCCCAAGGCATAGGAGTGGTAGGTAGGTGTGGTTCAAAGTTTCTTTCTAAACACTCTGTTGTAAACCTAGACTCTGCTATTGCTCCGATTCGTTGGGTATTTGAAGAAGGCATAGGATATGTAAGGTCAACTGTATCGTACAATTCAGCAACCTTCAAGTAGTAATCGTGTTCAAGTTCCGCTGTCATGTTTTCTTTCCCATCCAATTAGGTAAGCTAGGAACTTCTTTAACAAATCTATGTCGTCTTTAACTTTACCCATTGATTGATTACATCTGTTACATAACAGACCTCTTATCTTACCTGTCTTATGGCAATGGTCTACATCTAATCTCCTCTTATTACCTGAGCTTTGTCCATGTCGATTGCATATAGCACATTTACCTTTCTGCTCTGATAACATTTCTTCATAATCTTCAGGAGTTATACCGTATCTACTTTTAAGATGCTGTCTTCGTGTTAAAGATTCAAAATAGTCTTTGTTCTTTTCTTGCCATTCCCTCTGTTGCTCTCTCCTGCAAAGTATACACCGTTTTCCGTAACCTGTTTTTGATTTTTTATCTTTAATCATTTCAGTTATGGGTTTTGTTTTGTTACATTTGGTACAAGTTTCCGTTTTCATATTAGTGTGTCTCTGCCCATGACTTACCTATCTTATACTCACCATCCATAGGACAGTTCAACTTTAAGTCTTTACCTGCTGCTTGGATTGCTTTGATTGCTAACTCTCCATATGTCTCAGCGAGGTCAGGTTTAACTTCAGCTTGGAACTCATCGTGGATATTACCAACAAAAGAATACTCCCTACCGTGTTGCCATCCTAACTGCTGTAGTTTGTTGTGTAGCTTTATAAGTGCTACCTTCATAACCACAGCACCTGCTGATTGAAGTAACATATTAAGTGCAGCGTGTTCTGATCTGACTGGTAATACTCTACCATCTAGTCCTGTTAAACAAGCAGAGCGTCTGACTTTCTCCTCTATCTTTATCTTTAATATCTTTAACGCAGGTAAGTTAGATAAGAACTTCTTCTTTAATATTGCACCTTCTCTTGCTGAACCTTCCACTATCTGTCCAATCTTTGCGTCACCTGCACCGTATAAGAATCCATAGATGAATGTCTTAGCTTGGTCTCTCGTCTCTAACTTAGCAGCTTGTTGATTAACTGTGTGGATGTCACCCTCTAATATATTCCTAGCGTACTCACCACCATCCCAAATAGCTAGGTAGTGTGCCAGCATTCTTAACTCTAACCCACTAGCGTCAACACCTACTAATACATTACCGTTAAGTGGGATGAATAAACTTCTACACTCCTTACCATACTCTGCTCTTGTAGCTGGTACTTGTGCTAAGTTAGGTTTGGAATGCGTACATCTACCTGTGACTGCACCGTTTGTATTGACTCGTCCGTGTAGCCTCTTATCTTTAACTAGTTTAAGCCACCCATTCTCGCCTTCAGCCAATGCTCCTAGTCTTTTTACGACTAACAAATATTCGAGCAGAAGCTCGGCAGCTGGGTGGTTTATCTTTTTAAGAGTAGGTTCATCAACCTTTATAGTCTTACCGTCTTCACTGACAGGTATCTCATAGCCTAGTTCTTCAAAGCGTTCTTTGATTTGCTTCCTGCTGCCAGGATTGAAAGGTATGATCTCCTCCTTTACATCGAGTGCTTCAGCTTTGTTAACTAAGTTCTGTACCATACCTCTCTCTTTTAGTATAGCTTTTAACTTTGCTTTTGTAGGTGCGTTGATTACTTCAACTCCGTCCGTGCGTTCAACAGTTAATGTGTATCCCTTCGGAGTCTTCATCTTCTTAACGGTAGGTTCAAACATAGCTTGTAGTTTATCTTGTAGCTTTGCTCTTAACAGGATCAGCTTTTGTTCTAGCACTTCTGCTGCTGATATATCAAACCCAAACCCTTTGCTTTCCTGTAAGCGTATGATGTAAGCGAACCAATGTTCTATGTCTACCATCTTCTTATTAGGTTCTTTACTTAGGAAGTGTTCGTACAAGGTCTTAGTAACAAGGACATCTCGTTCACAGTACTTCTTCATCTCTTCATTGTAGCTGTCCCAAGCGTCCTCATTCTCTCCGTAAGTAAGCTTTAACATCTTACCCATCCTGTGTCCCCAAGCTTTCAAGCTGTGACTACCAACCATCTTAGGATCAAAGTCCTTTCGTTTGAAGTCATCCTCTCTAAGGTCAGGGTATATACACCTACTCATTACCAATGTATCTTGTACTTGTGCTAATGGAGGGTGGAAGTCATACAACTTAGCTAACACAGGTAGATCAAAACCTATGATGTTATGTCCGATGACCTTGTCAGCTTTAGCTAACATCCTTGTTCCTTCTTTTATCCCATCACCACTAAAGGTAATCATCTTACCTGCTATCGGATCGTAGATGGATAAGCAATGGCAGACCTTTAGGTCACTCAGATTAGTGAAGTCCTCAATGCCATTTGTTTCTATATCAAAGAATAGTATTTTCATTTGTCCTCCTTCATTTGTTTAAGTGTGAAAAAGCTTTTGTATTGAGGATGATCGTGTGCGAAAAGCCTAGCATAGTAAGCTATATAGTTGTTCGATATTTTAAATTTAGAACCACTAGTCTGTATCTCAGTATGCCATCTGATTTGATTCATTATTGCCCAGTGAGAATATTTTTTTCTACCAGTCGCAATGACTTGCATTGTGAACTTTTTAAATAATTCATATACTTCTGGATTCTCATTATGCCAAGCCCACCATTTTGGTTTTATATCATTCATATTATTAAAACGGAATCGATCCGCTGTTGGTTGTTGTTGTTTTGTCTTTGAATACATCCTCATCTTCTGTGTACCTGCCACTGTCTTGATCGTATAACAATGTAGTAGCAAGCCCAGTCTCACCTGAGAATCTATTCTTTAAGACTCTTACTTTTGTTTCGTTATTGTTTTCTTTTTGTTGATTTCTCTCCAATCCTATTACCATATCACTGAGTTGTGGTATCGAATGACTACCTCTAAGGTCTGATAACCTAGTGACTCCACCCTCTTCATGTCCTCCACCATTCGGTGGTCTTCTAAGGTGTGACACAAGTACCATTCCACATCCTGTCTCTTCCACTAAGCTTCTCAGTTGTGTCATGGTATTATCAATTAACCTTCGTTCATCATCACCTTGGATACCACTAACCACAATAGATAGATGGTCAAGGAATATCCACTTACAACCTAATCCTTTGCACAGGTACTTGATCTTACTTAACAGGTTATCACTCTCCGTACTTCCGAAGTGGTCATAGGTATAGAAGTTCTTGTTGCCCATTGTCTCGTCGAATGCTTTCCGTAACTCCTCCTCCTTCAAATCATTCTCAAGGTGTAACGGTTTGTTAAGATGGATACCCATGATACCAAGTGCAGTTCGTCTGACTGATTCTTCCAGTGCTATATAACCTACTGTCTCGCCAAGCTCAAGGAGATGGTGACATACTTCACGACAGAACAAGGACTTACCTATCCCTGATCCAGCACAAAGTGTCACCAGCTCTCCTCGTCTCAGTCCGTGTGTCATAGTGTTGAGTGAAGCATACGGATAGGGCTGACATTCAGAGGTGTCCTCCTTTATAACTGCTTGCCATATGTCCTCACCACTAACTATCCCATCAGGTCTGTACTCTCTAGCTTGCCACAAAGCTGTCACCAACTCCTCGCTACGCTTTGCTACTAACATATCGTTAGCATCTTTAAGAGGTAACTCTGCAATGTGTGCTTTTCCTGGTGTCAATAGTGCAGCACATTTAGCAGCTCCATCTCGTCCTGGATCATCATTATCAAAGCAGAAGATTACCTTCTCAAAGGACTCCAACCAATCGATAGCTTGTGATACATACTTCTTTGCTCCACCTGCTCCGTTAGGTACAGATACAACAGCCCACTTGTTTCCGAATGCTTGGCTTACAGATAGTGCATCAATCTCCCCTTCACATACCACTACTCTTCTTCCACCACTACTCCAAAGATGCTGTCCGTATAAGCCATACAACTCTCCTTTTATAGAAAAAGTTTTGTTACTGAATCGTAGTTTCTGTGCGACAAGTGCTCCGTTCCTACTCT